GTGACTACAGTTGAAAAACGTTGTTGAAAAGTTAGCGATTTACCAGCTCCTTGATCGGGGTATCGAGCTTGAGCGGCTTCACCTGAAAACGGGTCTGTTAAACCTATTAACATTGCTTCTTGCTCGGGAGAATGTCCCATGGCCCGGGAAACTCGACGAGCGACAGCAGGTGCAGCTTTGGTGCGGATGAACTTTTTCGCCTTCTTAAATACGGCCTTCTTAGAAAAGGGTTTGGTCATATTTGGGGTATGTGTGAATGAATTGAATGTGTATCTTTATTATTAGCCGCTTTGTCGTGTTTAATCGTCACGCCTGACTAAGGAATCAAACCAGGGGATTTCAAGGTTGTACGGAAGATAAGGAACAGATTTCAACTTATCTTCTAATTGATCAACCATGAGTTTGGTGATATTGTATCGGTCGTGGAGCATGAACCAAGTCTCATCAGTCATCTGATGGCGGCGTTCGACATGGTGTTTGTATTCTTCGTCTTTGTCGACTTTTCCCAACTTCACGTGCGCAAGAAGTTCAAGGGTTCGTCGAAGAACGGAAGAAACGATCGGTACAAAGTAGTTATCGTTAAGGGCACTGAGTATGCTGGCTTTGTAATCTTGTTCAGTACGGGCGGTAATACGCATTGTTCCATACTTCTTCAAGAATCGGCCAATCTTGGCTCCTAAAACTAAACCATCAGCAGTTGGCCAAAACAATTTCGAACAGAATTCCATATCATAAAGACAATAAGAAGTTGCAAATACTACTCGGTATCCTAAATACTCAGCACGCTCACGCATGAGAGTAAGATCAGGGCCAAGACGAGTACTGAATTCAAGAATCATCTTTGTTTGAATGGTGTTTCCAATCGACGTTTGTGCAGATCCAGAAAGACGAGAGGTAACTCGCGCAACAATTAAGTTACGGGAGAACACTCTAGCGGTCGTTTCGCGGATGGCAAGCCAAACGAGTTTTGACATATGGCATCGTTTATAGAGTCGGTTTTCGGCCTCAAGCTGGAGCTTCTTGACATGTCCATCATGTCGAGAAGAATCACTTGATACGAAAATCACCTCTCCATTGTCCCACAATACGGACATCCCATCATCTCCCATAACTATTGACCATTGCTTTCTGTGTGGTTCACCACCACAACGTTGAAGTCCATCGAGAATTGATTGTAGTGCACGTCCGACGTCTTCGGACGTACCAGCTGCATAATAGAAGCCGGTATCGTAACACAATTC